GTACCGTTGCTAACGCTTCCTAAAGCGCCACCGCCGATACCGTTGTCTGCTGTTGTACTAAGTGTACCGACGTTGCGGTTACCAAAGTACTTTTTATTTAGAGGACGTCCCATTTTATTTTCTCCTTAAGAAATAACAGCGTTCTATGCTGTACGCGGTTGGAATTCCGCATAAAACTTACCCTGTGTAAGTTAGACAAAGTATTTATCACATCGTGGAAAAGGGCTCCGAAGAGCCCTTTAGCATTGCCAATAACAATAAGTTCAGATTAACTGAATTTAACGTTACCGTGAGTGATACCAACACGACCTAAGTAGTCAGCGGCGTTANNTAGAGAAGAAGCAGTGTTGCTTAACTCTACGTATCCGTAACGTGTCATGAATGATACGACTGGTTCGAATGTTGCTGGATCTAACACAACACCGCTTGACATCAAAGGAATGTATGGGCAGTAGAATGCTGGAGCATCAGATTCGCTAGAACCTTTGTAACCAACTAGAATTGATGTGTTATCAGTTGCATAGCTGTTTACATATACCTTCATTGCATTGTTCAATGTACCAACAAACTTAGTGTTTGTAGGTGCTTCGAACGTGCCTTCTGTAGTGCGAGCAAAAGCAGAAGTAGTAGCACTTTGTAGGATGGTTAATGCAAATGGGCTAACCACTGCATAGTTACCAGCGCCACGACGTGTACGTTGTGCAATCAAGTTAGCAACACGGTTGATTTGAACTGCCAATGCGGCATGCTCGTCACCAACGAATGTAGCTGTACCAGATACGTTTGCTTGGTTGTAAGTTTCTGTATCGCTACCAGCTAACGCTAATAGAGATGCTAGAACTTCTTGGTCGATCTCAGCAGTAATTTCTTGTGCTAAAGCAGCCATAATTTCTGCTTCAACGTCGATACCTTGCTGTGCTTGAGCATCTTGTGCGGCTTCAAAAGTCCAACGAGCTGATAGCTTGCGGGTCTTAGCTTCTACAGTTTGCTTCAAGATTTGAATTGACATACGCTTACCAGCGGCACCTTCTAAAGTAGCTGTACTAGCTGCCTTAGCTGGAGATGCTTCATTACCTGAATAAGCTTCTGCAATTTTGAATGGGCTTAGTGCCTCTTCACCAGCAACAACACCAGCACCGCTTGATGAGTCCGCATAGCGAACACGTAGAGTGTGGATTTGTCCAACTGGACCAGTCATTGGTTGTACACCTACTAATTCGTTAGCAATAACGGTAGGCATGACGCGGCGAATCACTGGAAGGATTACGCGATTTAGTGTGGCAACGTTACCGGCAGAGGTAGCACCAGCTGTTGGAGATTCCATCAAATACTTGCGAGTATTTTCTAGTGTAACCGACATTACTGATTTTTTAGTGCCGTTTAGGCCTTCTAAAAGTGCTTCCTTAGTTTCTGCCCAACGTCCATTAAGTAGTTCTGACATTTAATTTCTCCTTAAATTTTTAGTCCAGCAAGACGACGGATATCAATAATATTATTGTTCTCGCTCTCACTGCTACGGGTGGTGTTGGAAACTTTGTTTCCTGTGATTTCTTTAGCCTCTGTTAGTGCCTGTTTTTGTTGAGGAGCTTTGCCGGCAATTACTGCGGGTAGATACTTGTCAAAACTATCAACTAGCTTTGCTGTTCTCACGCTCTCCATTAATTCACCCATGATTACTTTTTGCTCACCGTTAAGTGGCGCTAGTAATTCATTCATGATTTGTTGACGCTCAATGCTTTCTTGCAAGCGATGAGCTTCTGCGTTTTTGCTTTCTATGACTTTTTGGGCAACCATTACATGAGCTTGCGCTTCTGTAAGTTCTGCTGTCTTCAGATCTATGACCTTGAGCAATTTTGCAGTTTCTGATTTCTCATTCAAGTAACTGGTACTGTATTCTGCGGCAAAAGCCTCGAATAGTTTGCGACCGAAGTCTGCACGACGAGCTGATTCGATGTCTTCTTTTAGACTTGTAAGTTCGGTTCTTAGGCCTTCTGTTACAAGTGAATCTACCATTTCTGCCGCACGTTGTACAAATGATTCTTTTACTTTAGCGAGTTGTTCACGTCCTTCACGGACTAAACGTACCTTGGTCTCAGCAAGGTCTTGCTTGTCTTTATAAAACTCTGCGATTTCCTGAGCTAACGCTTCTACTACGAAAGTTTCTAACATGCCAAACTTACCAGCCATTACTTTCTGATCTTCGTGCAGTTCTAATACCTCAGAAGCTAACTGGCGTGTAACGAATTCCTTCATTACTTCAGCATCTTTCTTGGCTTTAGTAGCTACCTTAGCTTTCATTTCAGCTAATTGACGACGATCGTCAGCAAATTCAACAATTTCTTGCGCTAATTGGTCACTGATCATTGTGTCGACAGCTTCAATCATTGCTTGTTTGTCATGCTCGTATTTTTGTGCAAATTCTTCGCGTAGTTGTTGCGATACGATTTCACGATTCTCTTGGATCTTACTGTCCCAAGCAGACTCGATACTCTCTTTGATCTCCTCAGAAATCACGTTGTTTTCAAATAACTGTTTAAGTGCATCCAACATGTGATTCTCCTTTTATTGGAGTTTGCCAATTATTGCTAATAGGCTCTCTTTGAGATATTTTTGTGCTTTCGGGTCACCCTTCACCTCTTCCGCTATACGTAAGGCATTATACCCACCTCGTGTACTCATGAGGTGTTCATAAATTGGTGTAGGATATGCTCCAGGAGCACTAGGTTGAGCCACCATATCTACTGTGATGATCTCAAAATCTGATACTTCACCGGATCCGTCACCTTTGACGTTTCCGGATCCGCGACTACTCACTCCTAACTTCACTCCGCTTTCCAGCATTGTGCGTATTAGTTGTCCCATAGGTGTTGGTAAAATTTTAAGTTTACCGTAACCATTTGGACCGTCCATCCACATATTTGTTATCATGTGGCTGACGCGATCCAAGTTTATTTTTAGATCATCGGGGTGATCTACTTCTCCGAGAACGCTATAACCGTTCTGAATCTGATCGTTTAGGGTTTTGACAGCCTTGCCAATCTCATTAACAGGGTAAACACGCTGGTTAGCGTTACGTATACCGCCCTGGATGCAAATCCCGGACATGTATAAGTTTTTCCCTTCTTTGTCATCAGATTCAACAACAATTTGTGCTTCGTTGAAACTGAGATTCTCTCGGAGGTATAACATTAAATGTTCCTATTACTTAGCGCGAGACTTCACGCCGTTAATTGGACTACCTGCGCCCTTGTCTTCTTCAGGTGCTGAACCTTTCTTCTCTGCGCCGTGGCCAGGTTCTTTCTTCTTGAAACCTGTCTTTCCTGCGTTGCCGCCTGGAACATTAACGTTGCCTGTCTTCATGTCTTGTGGTTTGTTTCCTGCCAAGCCGCCTGTAGTACCTTCGCCTTTAGCTTCGCCACCTTGAGCGATATTGGAAACTGTGCCACCCATATCGTTCTTGCCTGCTAGTGGAGACTTAGTGTTAACACCGTTGTCACCCATTTTGCCGAACTTGTCGTATGTTGCACCACCAACTTTCTCCACGTATTCACGGATTAAACTTTCGTCATCTTCCATAAAACCTGGCTTCATACTTTCTTCTTCTCCGCCCATGTCGTCCATGCCCATGTCGTCACCGCCCATGTCATCTCCNCCCATGTCGTCNCCGCCGAATTCATCACCGCCAAATTCGTCGCCGCCCATTTCTTCGCCTTCTTCGCCAGCCATTAGCTGTTCAAATTCTGCTTTTAGGTCTTCTAATGCGTCTTCTAGGTCTTGAATGCGCTCTTCAGTGTCGCCTTCGCCTTCTTCGCCACTTTCTTCGCCGCCGAATTCGTCGTCTGTTTCAACGTCGTCAATTTGGTCGTCAGTAGCATCGTCAGATGAGAAATCATCTTCAGCTGAATCATCGGCTTCTACTGCACCCATATCTTGTGGTTGCATTCCGCCAAAGTCAGTTTCTAGTAATTCTTCGTAGATTTCACGAGATTTTTCTACTACGATATTGTGGAAAATCTCTTTAGCTGTAGCTTGGTCTTCATTAATTAAAGCTTCAAGCATGTGCTCAAATTTTGCGCGATCAGTCATGTTTGTCTCCTGTGATTGTTTACAAGGCTGTAAGATATTTACACATAAGTGTAAAAACTATGCTTATATAGCCTAAAAATAGGTCGTTTTTGTGATATTTTAATTATACTGGTGGTGCCACTGGTGGTTTAGCATACATCTTATTAATAAATGCTAATTCCATTTCTTGTTCTAAGATATGTGCTTCGCTACCTTTGCGTAGTTCATTAATCTGTTGTAAGGTCAATCTAGTCTTACGTGTATCCGATTTGAACATTCTTGAAAGGTCGCGAGAGCCGTCGTAGCGCAAGTCATCAACATTGCGTCTTAGGCTGCTTACATTAAAAAGTTCACGAAGTATCATAGTAATATTTATGCTGCCGGCGGTGGAGATGCCGATGCCGTTGGAGCTGTTCCAGGAGCAGGTGTTGTAGTTGCACCCGGTGCAGTCATATCATCCGGTGCAGTTAAGTCGCCTGCCATGCCTAAGTCGCCTGCAATACCGCCAGCAGACAAGCCTGCGCCACGAAGTTCGCCGCCGCTATCAGTAGCTGTAGGACTGCCTTCGCCTTGTTCTTCTGACCATAGACGTTCGTTTTCTGCAATCTCGTCTTCTGATAATCCTAAGAAACGCTTCAACGCAAAGCGATGACTCATGTAAGGAACTTGTGCAATGGTGTTAAATGTATTAATACGTTCTGTATCCAGCGATGCTTGACGGCTACTTGCAAAGTTAAACGGAGGATTAAACTTCAAATCAAACAATGTAGAGTCAATGTTTACGCCACGTGTATGCAAATAACGTTTGAATTCAACGTCAAATATGCTTGATACTAGACCTTGTAAACGTTCACAATACTTGTTAAAACGTAGTTCTTGAATGTATGCTGTACCTACGCGGCCATCATTGTAACTGCTGTTACTATCGTCTGCACCAGT